ACTAATTCTTTCAGATAGAGAAACTCTTTGTTTGTATGATTTAGTCATTTTATTTATATTTTAGTAATATTTTTTTAAATTATAAAATTCTGAAATATTTTATAATCTTATAAAGGTTTATATAATTTATTTAACTATACCTAAAGCGTTTATGTTCTTTCATATAAGTACATTTTACATTTGGGTATTTTTTTACAATTTTATTCTGAACATATTTCATTACAGACATAACATCGGTTATATGATCTTCACCATTACATGTAAATAAATCCATCGCTATGATTCCCAAATCACTATAACAATGTGCAGTGAAATGACTAGAATCAAGTAATAAAATTCCTGATGTAAATCCTGGCGGAGTATCTTTGTTTAAAATTTCTAAATGTGAATGAACGATTTTCATAGAAGTTTGATCAATAGCCTCGATCATTAAATTAAATATAAAATTACCTATTTCATATTCATCTACTAGACCAAGTCCAGTGAAATCAGCCAATACATGAGAGCCTTTAAATTTTTCTTCTTTTTTTCGAAATAGAGATGATGTGACATAATAAAGGTGATTACAAAAATTCATTATATCATTACAAATTCTTTTTTTTAAATAAAAATAGAATTTTATATTTGTTTAAATTTATACGGTCATGATAATTGCATTAGGGTAAAACATTCCTGAAAAATCTGATTCGTGATTTGTAAACTTATCTGGTAAGATAATAATTTTATTAGGATTATCATTTAAATAACCACCCCACCAAGCAAATGTTGAATGTCCTGAAATTCCACCAAGTCTACAATTTCGCATTTCTGATAATTCTTCTAGCTCATTATTATTAAAAGTATTATTTTCTAACATTATAGTTGGATAAATGTTTTTTATATAACGTTTTGCATTATCAGGTTCATCTGAAAATAATACGAATTTCGCAGTAATAAATTTATTTAATATAAAATCTATCGCTTTCTTATAATAATTGTCTAAATTTAAAATATGCCCAGGTGTGTAATTAAAATCACCCAATCTAACATGTAAAAAGAATATTTCTCTCTTTGGAGTAATAGGTAATTCCAGAATTTGTTCTATTTTGTCATAGTGATTATGAAAATGATTATAATTCTGTAAATATCCATTTATTAAATTGTGTTGTGTATCTATTTCAGCAAATTTTCTTGTTTCATCATTTCTAACAGACAAATTGTATATTGTCATAATGTTTTGATCAATGGTATTATGTTTGAATTTTTTAAAAATATTATCTGAATAATTAATATTTGTGTGGATAGATGATTGTGGTTTAATCGAATTAATAAAACATTTTGAATTATTATCCATTGCCATAAAATATGTACTTAATAAAATAAAAAGTTGATTACCTAACCCACCCACCAGAATAGGTACAAATATTTTTTGATTGTAAAATAATTCTATTATTTTTCCATATCCTGTTCCTACTTTTAAAAATAATTCTGGTCTATTTCTAAATATATGTGTATAAATAACTTGGTCAGTATATATATTATCTTTTCTAGGTATTAATTTATCTTGATATGATTTGTAAATATCCGTAAAAGCATCTATAAAATCTTTATGTATTAAAAATGTACCTGAAATATGATGATTACTATAGCTTATATCATCATTTGGCATTGGATGACTTTCAGTATAAATAAATTTATCTTTGGTGAAACTTAATAAAGGTATTGGTTCTATTGGTGGAGGATTTTCACGATATATACAAATACCTGCGTCACACCATACAAAATATTCCGAATTAAATGGATTTATATTCTTAGCTTTTTGAATTAAGAATATTTTTTCATTCCATATCATATTAAGTTCTGCACTTGGAGCATGAATAGAGTCTATAATAAAATCGTTTTTATATTTTTTAGTCTCAAAATCATCTAATTCTAATCTTATATAATGAGTTGGTAAATTTCTACGATATTTCTTTGCCATTTTTATAGTTTCTTTAGTACCAAAGAATACATATGGGCAATTAATTCTTAATGTTTTTTCAAACCATTCATCGTACTTATTATTATGTTTATTTTTTATGACCCAGTATCCACTAACTATAGTTGTATTATTTATAGATTTGTCATTTGTGTAATCTTGAGGTATAAATTTTTCATTTGTGTAATCATGATTATTTATAAAATATTTAATTAAAAAGTATAATATTGTAGTTAATATAATCACTATTAACATTCCATATACTACTTTTCGTGATATATTATTCATTAATTTATTATATAAAAAAAGAATTATAATTTTTTATTATATGGTTGCAAAATTTACTTTTTTATATTTACTTCTTCGTACTTCCCATTCTTATATCTTACATCTTTTCTAATATTATTTGGATATGATATAAACAAAATAGCGTCATCACTAAGAGGGATGTATTCAGTAAATTTGATAGGTGGTTGATAAGATGGTATAACTACTGGGACTTTGTTCTTTCTAAAACTATTACCATTATAATTATTTGTGGTAAAGTAGAATAGAGAGGCTGCAATATTTAAAATTTTTGTAAAAACCATACTTTTTATTCTGTTCTACTTTTTATTATTTTTTTAAATAATAAAAATCAATTTTTTAAGGTTTTTTTCATTTTTTTTACATATCAGGTATATTCATCACATTTTGATTGTATTCATCTTCATCATAATCCATTTCAATATCTTCATGTTCATGTTCCTCTTCCCCAATATCAATCTCAACCGCTTCACCAGATTCCACTAAATCTTTCATTTCCTTAATTTTATAACCCTTCCATCTAAAACCCTTATCTAAATCACCCCATATTTTAATAAAATATTCTTTAATTTCATTTTTATCTGGAATACTTGATATTGAACCAGGAAAAGCATCTTTATACCACAGTTTAAATTCATTATTAAGTTCATTCAGTTCTAAATATCTATCTTTAGAAGGAGTGATTTTTTCTTCAATAAATTGTCTATATCTATCATTTTGTTTTTGATAGATAGCAGTTGCTATTCTGACTTTTTCAGGTTCAATACGAATTGTAATTTTCTGTCTATGTTTTAGTAAAATCCATGCAAATGCTTCTACTAATTCAGGTATTTTTTTACCAAATTCTTTGTCCATTGGAAATCTTTTTTCTTTCAATTGTTCTTCATATGTTTCTGGGCATGGTTCACCTGGTCTTACGAAAGTTGATTCGAAAGGTATAACTTTCACACGATTAAATGTTGCTTTGTCAGCGTGCTTTAACCTTGGTAATTTATTACAATTATGTGTTATAATTCCCTCGGCAATAAAATTACTATAAGGTTCATCGACATTCAAATCATAAACTTGTTTTTCACCAACATCTTTTGAATGAATTACATTCATTTCATAACAAGGTAAAAATGAATTTTCAAAATTAACTGAATAATGATGTTTTCCATTTTTTCCATTACCTTGATTACAAAACTGAAACATATTTGTAGTTTTCAAGAATTCTTTAATACTAATAGAAGGCATTTTATATTCAATATTTTCTCTGATGTATCTTGTTGTTTGTGTATACGTTACAATATATTTTTTATTTATAGTACCGAATTCACTGGTTATCTCCTCAACAGATTGTTCATATGCGTCCTTAAAAGTTTTAGCACCATCTTCATCTAAAATTTCTCTTTTTTGTTCAAGAAATTTCCATTTAAATCCACCAGAAGAACCATTTCTCAAACAAGCACTTCTAATTAAAGAATGATTAATACCTGTCGAATGTTGAGCTTTTTGTGTACTTTGAAAAATATTTATTTGATTATTTGTATTTTTATCTAACTGTGCAATCAAACTATTAGGATTTTGTTTATAAAATGTTTCATAGAGTTCTTTAGTTCTATTTATAATCATTTTATTTTGTTGAATAATAAGATTTTGATATCTCATAAAACTTTTGACCGCAATTATTCTATAAGATTTATGACAACAATATCTAAAACCAATTTTTTCACAAAATGATAACATACTATCATTTTTATTTATATTGAGAAAAACATTATATTTTTCTTCTTCGTTATCTTCAGTATATTTACTTTTATAAACAGTTGAAATAATATCAAATCTTTCTCTTAATACTACCGATAACTTATTATAAAGTTCAACAAAATTTTCAACGAAATCAATCGATTTTGACCCTACCAACTGTATATTGTTAAAATTATTATTGACTAAAGATGGTAAAATTCCATCTCCACCAAATAATCCTGCAATAAATTCTCTAATTACAAAATCTGGACAATTTTTATCAAATAGAAAACTTGGAAATCTTGAATTATTATCAACTCTTTTTCCTTTTTCAATAGGACATAGAACAGAAAAGGATCTTGTTAAGTTAGAAGGCAAGTTTGTTTGATATACATTGTTATTTCTAAAAACACTTGGCTTTTTACCGGTTAATAAAAATATGTCATTAATAATATTTTCACAATCTATTTGATGACCAATATACAAAGACTTATTTTTACTTCCATCAGTAAGAACATATCCTAATAATCTAGAAAATGCAGATAGTTTTATTCTATCATCCATTTTTTTCATATCAAAAATGAATTCTCCAGCATTTAAAATATATTGATAATCATTAAAAATGTCATCACTCTGTGGGTAATCTACCCCCATTTTCAATTTTGTAAAATTCAGCTTGATATCTTTAGCTTCAATCCATTGATTATCACTAGTTAAAAATTTATGATTCGGAGTACATGTAATTTGTCTTCCATCCAACAATGTTAAAGTGATGCATTGCTGAATTCCCTTATTAAGAAAAGCATTTTGATTTATATTTATCAACCCATCTTTTTCTGAATCCCAAGATAAAAGTTTATTTTTATTTTTAATCATGTTTTCCAATGAAACAGAAACTCCAGATGATAACGATACTTTAGTTTCACCTGCCAAACAAATGAAAATTAACTTAAATAGGGGCTTTATCTCTCTTGTTTGTTTTCCTTTTTCAAATAAGTCACGAACAAAGTATGAATCATCACCAGATAAAGTTTTGAGATATCCAATATTGATTTCTTCATCACCATCTGGTTCTTCTAAAACTGCCCATCGAACACCTCCACCTGCTCTAGCAAGTTCTGGATTTGCAGCTCCATTTGCAACTTTCTTTCCAGTCAATAAAGTTGTACTGAATTTGATAGCATAATCACCTAACATTTTTTCAAATATATTTTGAGTAACTGATTTTCCGTTATCTCCATCACCCGTCCAAAAAAGAACAACTTTTTGATGATTACCACCAACAAATACATCAGAAGCTTGATCCATGAAATATTGTCTTACTGATTTGTCAGGAAATACTTTCTCAAGAAAATCGTACACGGCAAAAACTCTGGGATCAGTTTCGGAAAAATCAACATAATTTATTGGCATGCATTTACTGAGGTAATCTTCAGGTTTTCCACTACGAAATTCATTTTTACTCAAATCATAAACACCGTTTTGAAATGCAATAATGTAAGGATTCGTATCTAATTTTCTATAAAAATGTTTGTCATAAAATAAATCTGCAGCTTCCTTCATTACATTTCCTTTGTAAGGAGCAGATTTCAAATTTGCAATCATTTTATGAGTTTGTTTAATTCTTTCTTGAAAAGTTTTTTCCTCAGCTTTATCACATTGTGCTTGTTGTTGAAATAATGTTCCTCCATAAGCAGAATATTTCTCAACGACATCTGTTGAGATATGATTTCTTAGAAAAACACCTTCTTCTATTTCTTCCCATTTATGACTTACAAATTGATACCATGTTCTATTAGATATACTACCACAGACAAATTCTGTACAAAATTCATTATGTAATAGTTTAGCTACATCGTAGTGAGAACCTTGTATTGATTCCTTTACAAATTTCTGACCTTCCTCATATTTAAATTTCAAATATTCAGAAGGATTGTCAATTGAAACATAATATTTCAAAGTCCCAATTGAATAATCCTTTTTAACCATTTTACCCCATTCAAGAATACAAACATCCTCATCAAATTTTTCAGAATCTCTCTCAGAAAATTCAATCCATAATTCCAGAGCTTCATCACTTCCATCACCAATATTATATAAAAC